ACCTTCTTGATATAATCAAGATTGATAGGTTTCTTCCTCTTCATTGTCTTGTTGCTCATACCAAATGGTACTGGGTTGGTGTTACCAATACCTGCTTTCTTTTTTACAGCCATATGATGTTAATCGTAATGTTTTAGGGTACTACCGGGTTGTTGCTTAGCCTTTGTTATTACATCCTTCCACCCAGGATGTTTAGTATAGATTTTATTCAGGGGGTCACCCATTTCAATACCTAAACATGGAGCATTATCTGGAGTGTAATACCTTGACCAGTCTGGATTGTCTTCACACCACTGAGACCAGTCGTGAACACTCATCTGTATTTCTTTAGTCTCACCAGTGTCTTTGTGTTTGACGGGATACGTTGCCAAAATTACCTCCATAATGTTTGTGTTGATATTTATTACCACTCCAGAGCTTCTGAAATGATAGGAAATTGTTCTACAAAAATCTTCTTACATGAATTTGCAATGTCCATGTGTTCTTTCTGTGTACCATGTGCAGAACGAAGTTCGATATAATGAATCCAGCTCCGCAGACTGCCAGTCATATACATTCTGGTTGGTGTTGCAAGCGGCAATACAAAGCGAGCACATTCCTTTGCGACACCAACTTCCAACATCTGTTTATAAAGATTAGACGCAGAACTGAATAGAGTGATCATCTGACGGTTGATTTTATCGACCACCTCAGGGTCAAGGTCATCAATACTATTCTGACGATTCTTATCATCCTGACGACGGAGTTCAGGAAGTTCAATCTCAGAGTTCAAAAGATTAGTACTTGCATATCTTTGTGAAAACTCCTGGAAGGTGAAACTTCTATGACGCAATACCTGAGCTGCAATACCTCTCGTAGTCTCAATCTCCATAGACATAAATGCCTGTTCAAAGATAGACCAATGTTGATGTTTGATACAATACTTCAGAAGACCTGCGAACTTCTCACTGTCCTGATTGTTTGGATTACTTACACGAGCACAATATGCAATGTGTTGTTCTGCGTCAGGTGTTACTGAGATTAGTTTGGCTTGATTCATCTTTGGGTTTAGACTTTAGTTGTTTACGTTCTTGTTTAACTCTTTCGACATAGAGTCTGTCACCTTCACTAAAAAGTTCAGGATGTTTGAGGATGTACTTGATTGCTTTTTTTGTTTTCATAATTGAAATATGTATTGAAATAAGAAACTATTCCATTACTTAATTGGTTACCTTGTGAAACCCAGGTATCTACACATTCATAAATGTCTTGGGTACTATATGACTCTTCTTCTATCTTGGTTCTTCCATACTTATTTAACAGGATACCAAGACACTGCTGACGAAGTACCATTCGGTCTTCAGAGTATCTCCAATCATCATTCATCATCTTCAAATACCTCATCGTAATCTGCAAGGGGAGGAAGTGTTTCCTCAAGTTTTTCTGTGTAAGATTTAACATCAGAATAGACTTCTGATTCTAATGCATCAACTAAGAGTCTAAGATTTCTTGTGATAAGTTTAAGTTTATCTTTTTCCATAAAAAAAGGGAGACTTGTGTCTCCCTAGTCTATCAGATAATTCAACCTGTGACAAGTGTCACTTATTGTAAGTACGACCACGGTAACAAAATGTACCATGGGTTTCACTTGACTTCACACAACGGGTATCATACTCAACACCACGATATGTGGTGTGTGTAATTTGTGCGTCGTGAAGAGCAGATGCTTTGTTGATCTGCTTCTTGATCATTTGAAGTGTGTTCATGAGTTGACTCCTAAAGTAGTTGGATTTTTAAGTCCGTTCCTTTAGTCGTTTGCGTCCCAATACCACTCACATTCTGGTGACGAATCCTTAAGGGTCTCAACCAACTCAACCTTAAGCTGATTGCTAAGGTTAGTATTGTTCTCAATCCTCAGCATAATAGCATCAGTTTGAGTACAAGTGAGTGTTGTATAGAATAATAGTTCTAGCATGGGATGAACGCTCCGTTCCGCGACTTACTTGCGTCCCCTCAATGGGGATGAACGATAGGTCTATTGTAGACCAGTATCTCTATTTAGTCAAGGGCACCGTATTCTTCACCTTCCTTAATCAGTTCAGAGACATAATCTTCCGTCCCATCGATGGTCTTAACCGCAAACAAATTAGACTTCTGATATTTTTTTATCTTCTTATACTGTTTAAGAAGAGCCTGGACTTGATCGGAGTCCATGTCCAGTCCTTCAAACTTAATATCAAAACCGTTACTCATTTTTTCTTCTTCTCTTTTTCTTTTGGAGGAGGATTGCCCCACAGTTTAGGACTGATTCTTCCTTGGGCCTGAGTGATATTCTTAAAGTCACTACGATAGTTGTCCCAATAGTGATCAAAGATATCAACTTGTTTTGTAGCAACTACAATATCAAAACGAGTATTTCCATCTTGAAGATACTCAATTAGATATGCACTAGTAGGTAGACTTTTATCTTGTGCTAGTGTTGGATCACAATCAGTATGAATAAATTTTATCTTATCACTCAAGACCTACCTCCCCATTGAATATCTGGGTATGCAGATTCAACTACTCCCTTATTGATTTTATATTGACTCTCCAGAAGTTTATCCTTCACAAGACAAAGAAGATTTGCTTCTGTTGGATGAAGAACCTCAAGAATCTGAATGAACATAGACTCTCTACGAGTTTTAGAGAGACTGTCATTGCCACCCTTTACAAAATGATAAAGGTTTCTATGTTCTTTACGAAGAGAACTATGATCTGTTCCGACAGGAACATCATTCTTCTCGAAAGGAACTTCACCTTCTGGAAGCATAGACACTACAGTGTCATCAAAATTCCAAATCAAAAGTGCAGTTACTGCGTCACAACGATATTCTTTCAGTGCTTCTACCTTTTTTGCTACGGTTCTTTGTGTAGAAACGTATTCAAAAATTTCATGAATGAATGGATTAGGTGGAAGTTTCTTTGGTGTAGTAACTTTTTTTGTTGATGTAGCCATAGTTATTAATAATTTTATTCAGTGTACAGTATTTATTTTATGGTGTCAATGTTCTTCAGTACCAAAATCTTCTGGAGTATTGTCGAACCTTACTGCAAGAATGTCGTCTGCAATGATCTGCCCATTCTCATCAAACATTTCTGGGTGAGTTGGAATATATGTAGAGTTCCTTTCGATAACGTATTCTTTAAGTAAGTAACCTATTAAACCACCAACCAGTAAAAATATTACTGAAATAATTGTGGATAGGGTCAATGTAACTGCCAACATTTTAATCCTCCGTTTTCCTTATATCAAAGGAGATATCTAAGAAAAAATGAAACTTCCTTTTGAAGAAATGTATCATCTTTTCAAACTTAACTTGAAAAGTTTTTAGTTGTTCCCTCCTGTTTTTATTTCTAAGAAGAAGGTCAAATCCCCGATTCATTTTCGGAGATGACTCATCGTTATTTAGAGGTTCTTCCTTTCCTTCCTGATCTTTTGTCATTCATATACCTACCTGCATCATTAATGATACTCTCAAGATAATTTTTTATTTTACGGGCCTCTGGTTTACCAAGGTGACCATAACCCTCTCGCAATTGTTTATGAGTCTCATCACTACCACCTTCTAGGTAACCTTCGAGATCTAATATAAGAGATTTTATCTCTGCTGCAGTACAACTCATTAAGAACTCTTCTACAGTAGTTCTGGTAGATTTATTACTCTTCAGATACTCATACATATCCAACATAAACTTACCTTGAAAGGCATAGTCTATCGTATGTTCAACAGTATCGTAGAGATCTAAATCCATCAAACCAAATTATTTTCTCTCAGGTATTTAACAGTTTCTGTGCATCCGCCAAGGTTTTTACCATCTACAGTGATCTGTGGGAAGGTAGAACCCTCTCCAAACTCAGTATAAAATCCATCCTTGTCAAAGTCTCTACCCAATTTATATTCAACGTACCGTTGTTCCGCTAACTGTAATGCCCCTATTACCTTACTGCAATATGGACATCCAATTTTAGTGTAGACTGCGAAATTATTTGTCGTCATAGTAGTATCAAGAATGGAATTGATAGAAGTAAAATTGAAATAACAACACCCCCTACTATGCTAATAAGCAGGGGGTGTATACTGAAAGGTTCTTCAGACATGATCATTCATACATTTTTTGATGTTTGCAAAGTCATTATATAATAAAAAAGCACTCCCGTCAAGGAGTGCTGTGACACTTAACACGTTGTCTTTGATGTGTTAAAGATATGAGATTTTTTTTAACACATCGTGGGAAGTGGTTTAATCCTTGTAAAGGTCTTCTAGTTTTTCTCTAGACAGATCTACATACATCAACTCCTCACCTTCTCCAGGTGCCTCTGGATGTTTCCGTTTGAGTTTAGGTGGTTCAGGTTTCATGTTTAAAGACATGATGTTAGACCACATCATTGCAAATGCAGCACCTCCAATAAGGGAGAAACATACTCCATAAACAAAGAGAAGATAGTGGTTCATTTTAGTTAGTTGTTGTTTTTACAGTATAGACCATAGTAATATATGTTATTGTGATTGTTCTGACCCATTCTATAGGGAAACAATTCTTCTGCTCTATCTTTTATTTCTGATTTAGTTAGGTTTGGTGCCTCATGACATATCGTAGACATGTAGTAAGACATTCCTGCAGCTAGTAAAAAAGACATGAATGTAATACATTTAATATTATCTATAGAATGTGAAGTGTTTAGAGGGTACTAATCACCTCACAATCTTAAATTATTATTAAAAGTTATCGTCTATCCTTTAATAAGAGAAATCCTTATTAAAGGTTTAGTGGGTTTCCTTTAATAAGACCAATCCTTATTAAAGGTTAGAGAGCAT